TGCTCGCCGCCCCGCTCCTCCTCGTCGCCGGCATACGGGGCGTCGGCCCCGGCCACGTTGCCTTTGTGGTAAATCGTCGACTTGAGATACCCCGTATCGACGTGGACAAACTTCTTCATTAGGGCGTCCAACTCCGCGGTGATGATCTCCACGTCGCCGATGTTCTCGATGACCTTTTGCAGGTCCCGACCCAGTTTATCGAAGCCAATCGTCTTAACTGCCAAGCTGCTCCTCCAGAATCAAATGGTAGAAGGCATCCAGGCCGCCCTGGGCCGCCCACGGGCCGACAAAGCGGACCGCGTAGGTCGTGCCACCCGAGACCAGGTAATCCCCGGTCACAAAATCGGCGTACTTGGTGAAGGTCTCCCGGAGCAGAAACAGCTTCGAGATCGGGTAGTCGTCGGTCGGCGCCTTCGACGCCGGGTCAATCGGCATGCAGGCGATACCGGTCGCGACCTCGGACAGCGTGGCCGCCCCGGTCGGGTTGTTGAGGTGGTCGCACGTGTTGGTCAGGAAGCTGTCCATCAGTCCCCCAGCTCAAAATCCTCGGCCTGGTGGGTCAGCTTGCGCATGACGACACGTCCACTGCCCCCACCGCCGGCCAGCGCCTTGACCTGCCGGGCTCGCTGCGAAAAGTTTTCCTGGCGCGGCCCCACCTTGACATCCACCTCGACCGCGTAATCGCGCTGCAGCTGCTCGATCATCTCCTGCTCGATGGCGTCCAGGGCCGTATCGACCAGGTTGGCCTCCAGGTAACGCACGTCCGGCAGATCCGTCTCCGGATCAATCGCCCCCACCGCTCGCAGGCCCGCGTCGACCGCATAGGTGTAGTCACCCTCGGTCAGCGCTCCGGCCGGCGTCGTGCTCAGGCTGCGCGTGCTGGCCAGCCTGGCCAGCTTGGCGTTGACCCGCGTCGCCAGCTCGGCCCGCGTCAGCGGCACCCACCAGACCCAGACATCGTCGATCTTGATATCGCCGCTGCCCCGGTTGTTTTTTATCCGCAGGGTGTAGGTCGTACCCGGGGCCAGCCCGAATTCGTAGGTCTGCTCGGTCCAGGCGTCGGCCGTCACAGTGCCGGCGTTCTGGGTCAGCACCGTATTGCCGTCCCCGTCCACAACCCGCAGCGTCAGGTCCGAGGTGGCCAGGTTGTCGGTGTCGGGTTTGATGGCCAGGTGGACCGTCCAGGACCGGGCAGAGGGCGTTGTGAACTCCTGCTCCACATACCCGCCCGGGCCAAGGACAGCCATCCCGTAGTGCTCGTCGCCGTCACTGGCCGCGTAGCTGGCGTCTGAGGCCGTCCAGTTGTCCAGGTCGTGCCAAAAACCGCCGTTACTGAGCCGGTTTCGCTCCAATGGCCGCCTCCACGTCCTTTACCAGAATCCGGCCGCCGGCGCCGCTGCCCTTGACCGCAGCCAGGTCGAGGCCATGCTCGCTGGCCAGCTTGACCGCTTCGTCGGTCGCCTCCGGCGCACCGTCGCCGTCCGCGTCCGGAATGTCGGCCCCGATCTCCGGCTCCGGGGTCCAGGGCTCGCAGATCGGCGACTTATGCCGCTGCACCTTCTGCTCCACGTAGACCTCGATCTCAGGATCTTCGGCCAGCCGCCAGCCGGCTTGCCCTAACCGCCCCTTGGCGTGGTCCCGGTCGCACGAGTGGACCGCGCCGGCCGGGTTGACGATGTAGTAGACGCCGTTGACGCCCTGGTGCTTGCTCTTTACCTTTGCCATATTATGTCTCCTCTATAACGGTTACCTGCCGACGGCAGTAACCGTCACGGTCACCGGGTCGGTACTGCCATCGGCAACTTCCTGGGCTATGCGCATAAAGCGCCCAAACACGGGCAACCGGTCAATGTCGGTGGTGTCGGTCGAGGCGTTGGTCGCCAGCGCCGCGCCGGCGACCCAGTTCGAGTTGTCGTTGGAGTACTGCACTGTGATCGTGATGTTGTGCCCGGCGTTCTGGTCGATAACATGCTGGATATCGACCCAATCAAACCCCAGTAGATCAACACCGGTTGTATTGGTGTCCTCGGTGATCGCCGTCTCCGGCTGAAAACGGAAGAACCGGCCGCCGTCGGTGCTGACCAGGTTGGCCACCGGAGTGGGTGCAGCCGGGGGTGCGGCCTGGGCCGGCTGGCCGGCGATGGGCAGCAGGGCTAAGGCCATGAGCATCACTGCGACAACGGTCGCCAGAGCCATGCTGAACGCGGATTGTTTGGTGAGTTTCATAGTATCCTCCTATCGTAAAATGACCTTGATGGTCGGTGTTAGTGATTCATTGTTGGTTGGCGCAGCCACGACCCGGAAGTGAGTCCCCTCGACCGTCGTGCGCGTGTAGGTGTCGGTGTCCACATCGATGGCGGTGGCTAGCGCCGAGGCGCTGCTGTGGTTCAACCAGTTTGTCCCATCCGGCGAGACCTGTAAAGTAAACGTGGTCGTGTTCACCGCCGAGTCGTCAATGTCGATCAGCAGGTAAACCTCGGCCACAGTTGGCGGAGTGTCCACCCCCAGGGCCGACCAGCGGCTGCCGCCAAAGTTGGTCTCCTCGGTGATCGCGCTTGTATTGAGCGTGCTCGCCACGACCCGGACCGCTTCCGGCGCGGCCGCGGCGTTCCACTGGACCGGCAGCAGCAGGCCCAGCAGGGCCAGACTGAAAAACAGTGTAGCTAAGAGTTTCTGGCGCATGGGCACCTCCTTCAAAACTCAACGGTTGAACAGCGTCCAGGTGCGGGCGCTGTTCAACTCCTTTTAGATCTCGGCTGTTCGCAGGACCGTTGCATGGTTGTCGCGCAGCTCCGCGACCCCGTACAAAACATCGATGGTCACCTTGACCCCAAGTTTGTTGTGGTCATAACTGAGCGTGACCCGCAGCCCGATGCCATCCTCGTCCATCACGACCTGCACGACCCCACCGCCGGCCGGCGCCGGCGGCAGCGGCCGGGTGGCCAGGACCATCGCATTGCGGTGAAACAGCAGGTTCTTGGCCTCGCTGGCCGCAGTCGCAATCTTCTGGTCCAGGAACACGTCAAAACCCATGAACCGACCGGTAAACGCTCCGGCGGCCGCAGACCCCAGGCTCTCGGCGTAGTCCCGGTTGACGGCGCGCTCGATGCCCAGGAACTCGAAGTCGGCGTCTTCATGCAGCACAGTCGAGCGCATTCCCAGCGGCGCTTTAGCCGAATTCAACTGCCGGCGCCCCTCGCGGAAGTGCGCCTCGGTCAGCCCGGTCGTCGCATCGATCGATTGGCTGAAGCCGGAGTAAAGCGCGGCCAGGTCGCCGTCGATCTGCTCGACCATGACGCTCATGGCATCACCGGCGTATGCGGTGAGCCAATCGGCCCTGGCCAGGGCCTTGCCAAAGTCCTCGATGACGAATGACACTTCCTTGTGCTTGTTGAGTGTCACGCTGACTTTGGTCGCGGTGGGCGTTTGCAACGTGATGTCGCTGTTAGCGACCTTGTCGTTCACCGATAGCGACCCCGTGAACGGGACATCGATGGTCTGGCCGTGGGTTGCGATCTCGTTATCGAAGTCCCTGTTGACCAGCCGCGCCAGGACCGTGTTCGCCCGTAGATACCCCAGCGCCTCGGCCCCAATGATGGTGGCGATATTGACCGATAGTTCGGTCGAAGTGATGTTTGCCATGGTTACGTCTCCTCATTAACTGAATTTGGTTTGTTGGGGTTTGACCTCGGCCAGACTCTGGACCGCGCGATCCCCAAAGCTCCAAATTCGTTTTTTACGGGCAACGCCCCGGGGAGCTGATCGATTGCTTAACTACACCAGGTCGGTGACTGCCTTCCCCTTGGACGCCTTGCGGATCTCCTCCGGCGTCATCGTGCTAAAATCAAGCGGCTTGGCCCCCTGGCCCTTGCCGGCCGGTGGCACGCCTGGCCCTGTCGCCGGTTTCAGGAACTGGAGCAGCGTGTCGGCGTCCTTTTCCATATCCTCGGCAGTTTCGCCGGTCAGCCGGCCGGCCAGGTCGGCCGGGATGCCCTTCTTGGCCGCCACTTCGAGCCGGATCCGGGCCAGCTTCTCTGTCTTCAGCTCGACCTCCCGCTGCTTGGCCAGTTCTTCCCACTTGCCCTGCGCTTCGGCATCTTTGTCGGCGGCAGCCCTTTGATCGGCTTCCAACTTGGCCAACCGGTCGTTGGCTGTCTTTAGCGCATCATTGACCTCCTTGAAACGGTCGTAAGGCACCGGGCCGGGTGGGTCGCTCGCCGGCGGTGTGGCCGGTGGAGGTGTCGCCGGCGGGTCCGCTTTGGGCGGATCAACCTTGGGCGGGTCGGCGCTACCACCGCCATCGCCTTGCCACAAAATGCGTGGGCCAAATAGATTAAATAACATATCGTCTCTCCTTCGTTTTTTACGGGCAACGCCCCGGTTATCGTCTCCTGCTGGTCGCGTGGGCCGGGTGGATCTCCACCCGCCGTCCCGTCTCCTGCCGGGCCTTGATTTCGGCCCGGGCGGCATCCCTCATCTCGCCGGTGGTCGGACCCACTTCCTCAAAATGCTCCAGCCACAACGCCTCGGACGTGCGACAGAAGTCGTGAAACGGTGGGTGCAGCTTTTCGTCGCTGAAGCGCGGCGTCCCGGTCAGCACAAACGGCTCGTCGAGCAACTGGATCTGGGCATGAGCCTGCAGACAACAGTCCGTCGTTCGCTCGTCGATGGCCGCGATCACCTGGTTTCGCCACTGCTGCCCGGCCTGGCTCTGGCCGGTGGCGTAGTAGACGCCCGTCGTCGTCACCGCCGTCGACCACATATCCAGGATGGTGTTCGCCGCCAGCAAATTCATCCCATGCCGCCACACGCTGGCCCGGTCCCGGACCTGCTCGGCGAACAGCCGCTCGACGATGACTGACTCTGGTTCGTCCCTGAGCCTGGCCAGCTCGGCCAGCAGCCTGGCCTGCGCCACGTCGACCCAACCGGTGGCGTTGTCGATAAACCCGGTCGCGACCGCCTGCCGCTCGGCCAGCGAGGCCGCCTCGACCCCGGCAAACGGTGGCGTGCCCGGATCAAACCGCTGCAGCAGCTCGAACTGTGTCTCGGCCAGGGTTCCGGCCACCTCGCCCAGGGCCTGGCTGTGCTCCCGGGCCACCTGGGTCAGCTGCGGTCGCAGCGCGTCCAGCTCGGCCCGGATCGCTGCCGGCAGCCCCGGATCACGTGCACCGGCGCCGGTCAACCGGTCGACCAGGACCAGCCTGGCCGCCTGCACCGGCTTCTGGGCCGCGTCCAGATAGCGGCCCTCCAGGCGGATCATGTCCCGGTTGAACGTCTCGGCTGGTCGTAGGTCAGGCATCGCTCATGTTCCTACCCGTCATCATCGTCGTCCGGATCACCGCCCTGGCTGGGCTCAGGCGGCCGCTTCGGCGGTTGTCCCTCCTGGATCTGCATGCTCCGCTCGCGCTCCAGCGCCAGCGCTTGCAGTTCCAACTGCATCGCCGTCTCCGGGTCAAGCGGCAGCACCGGCCTTTCCTTGTCGAACGCCAGGGCCTCGTCGTCCAGGACCCCCAGTTCGGCCAGGCCCGTCATCGTCCTGGCGGCTCGCCCCGCCATCCGCAGGGCGTCGGCCAGGCCGTGGTCGTAATTGGGCCGGCAGCGCCTGACCTTCAGCACCAGCTCAAGGAGCTGCAGCTCAAGCGTCGCCGTCGCAATCTGGTCCTTTTTGCGCAGCTCGTCAAAGGCCATCTCCGGCAGCGCGCCATGGACCTGGTCCCTGATCTCACGCACGAAGTCCAGAATGCCGGGGATATCCACGCTGGGCAATACCGCCTTGACGTCTGCACCTGTTGGTAAAAACCAAATATTGTCGCCGGATTTGACCAGGTCGCTCGGCTCGGCCCCAACCACCGCCCACTGTGGCTCCGCATTTTTGCCGATGATATCGGCCAGGTAGGAGGCCAGTTGGTTGACCTCGTCGAGCAGCGGGATGGCCTTCTGATAGGTCGACTCGCCCCACATCTCGCCGGTCTTGATGTGTTCGATCTCGACGAAAGGCACAAAGAGCAGCTCGTTCTTGTACTCAGGCTGCCTGCCGCCAAACTCCTGCGCCAGGCCATCCTTGAAGGTGCGCACGGCCTCGACTGTGACGACCTCGGCGTATTCATACTCCTTGCCCGCAGCGTCCAGCCGGATCTCGACGTAGATACCCACCTGGGGCGTGTCGTCGTAGTCGCCGGCCTCGATGAGCAAAAAGCAGGTGGGCTTGACTGGCCTCACGATCACCCGGCCCGCATCCCTCAGATCGCTGATTTTTAGCCCACTGACCCCGTACTGGGCGCCGAAGTGGACGTACAGGACCCCATCGCGATCCCAGTCGGACCAGTCCAGCACCCGGTTGATTGCTGGCTGCCAGGCCGCGTTGAACGGCTGCTCGGTCGAGCCGTCGGGCAGCGCCCAGCCGCCGGGCACGATGCCGGCGTCGACGTCGACCGCCCTGGCCAGGGGCAAATACAGCGGTTTGATGCCCTTGTAGAGCCGTGGCCAGAGCCAGCCCACCTGCTCCCGGACCGCCTTGTAGATCGATCCGTCGTAATATTTGCGCCGGCGATCCAGCTCCTTCAGCCGCGCTTGCCAGCGGCCCTTGAAGGGTTTGAACTCGTCGGTGTCAAAAATGCTCTTGCGCTGCCTACTCTGTGTCGCCATAGTCGTCCAGTAGTCGCTCGATCTCCTCGTCAGTCCGGGCCGGCGCCGGCGCTGGCCCCAGTTGAGGCGCTTGGCCGTAGAAGTCGACCCGTCCGCTCTTCATCTGGCGACCTCCCTTGACAAACCCAAACTTGTCGACCAGGCCATACGCGATAGCCTTCATCGCGTGGTTGTTCTTGTCGACCGGCTTATCGTCGGTCGGGTTGCCGTCCCGGTCGGTCGGTTTTCTATACTGGCCATACTCGGCCAGGGTGTGCTTGCACCGGTCCGGGTCGTGAAACAGGCGTGGCCCGCCCAGGCCGTTCAGAAACGTCTTGTGCCGGTCGATCCCATCCAGGACGCCGACTGCCTGGCTGCGCGGCCTCAGCCCGGTCAGGCTGGCCCAGATCTCCTCGGCGCTCTTCTGCGCGTGATGCTGCCGGACCGCCTTGTCAGCCACAATCCGCTCGACCTTGGGCCACCACTCGCGCTGCTGGGCGATCCTGATCACCTGCTCGTGCGTGTGAAAATTGACATAAATTTCGTCAATGTGCCACACTTCCCCGCCGTGAAACTGCACCGCCAGCACCGCGTATGTAGATGGATCGTAGCCCGGATCGACCCAGATTGTGACCGGCAGGCTAGTGTCAAATGGGCAGGGCCTGGCGTTTCGACTCCAGCTAAACTCCCTGGCAAAGACCAGGGCTCGGCTGGCCACCTTCTCCGCCGCGACCGTCCGCTTGAACTCGTCCTCGGGTAGGATCGCCTCGAGCCGCTTGATCTCCGGGTCGTCCCGGCCCAGCGGGTACAGGACCCGGTTGGTCCAGGCCGGCAGGCTATAGGTCTCGCCGTTCCAGGCGTTCCCCCTGGCGCTCAGCTCATCGACCGTGCCGGCATACCAACCAAAATTGTCCTTGAGCGTTCCGGCCAGGACCACCCGGCCTCGCACTCGTGTCACCCTGCGGGCCGCCGCCAGCAGCACGCTGTAGCTGTCAATGATGCCGGCTTCGGTCAGGCAGATAATGTCAGGCTGCTCGCCCCGGGCGATGATGCTCGACGCGCCCCGGTCCACGCTCAGCGTGGTCACCCGGCAGCCGGTCCGTGTCTCTAACGACCACGACCCCTGCTTCGGCTGGCTCACCCGCCTGGCGTCCAGCGCCCCCAGCCGGGTCAGGTTCTCGACCAGGTAGTTGAACTCAGGGTGCGTGTTGTCATACGTCTGGCCGACCAGGTAAACCAGCTTCGACCAGGGCACACAGGCCGTGATCTCAGCCGCCGAAACGTGCGATTTGCCGGCCCCCTCCGCCCCGACCAGCTGCAGAACGGTGGCCTGGCTGTTATGTATCCGGGCCTGGCTCGGGTTGGGATCGTGGCCCATCAACCGGAACGTCTTCCACTTCTGAGCCCGGTTTGGCCATCGACTCATTGTTTACCCCGATCAAAACGTTCAACCACAGCTTCAACCTGTCCTGCCCTGCGCCCTCGGGGGGTGCCTTCTGGGCCAGGAACTTCAGGGCTGACTGCGCGTCGTACAGCTCGATATCGAGCGTGTCATTGCCGACCAGGTCCTTGCCGACCTTCAGCCGCTTGACCAGGTGCAGCTTGTTCAGCGCCGCGTCTTTTTGCAGGTTGATAGTGACCCTGCCCGACAGGCTGATGTCCACGAAATCGGCCATGGTGCCTCGGGCCTGGTCCGACAGGCGCATCAATGCCTCGTCTGCCGACATCGTCAGCTCACCGAGGTGGTCTTCGATCTCCTGGGCAAACTTCTTTCTCTTTGCCGGACCGATCTTGTTCGGCCACTTGTAATTGGCTCGCCTGGCCGCCTCAGTCGAATTCCAACATTGGTAATACTCGGCGAGCCAGACCCGCTCTTGTTGGCTTGACATACCTATTTTTACCTAGCCCCTGAGGGCCGACTGTCCGCCCGGCGGACAGGGTTTAGGCGCTCGCCTCGGCATCTACCCGTGACCGTTGCCACCTTGCCACAGATCCTCATGGACCATGGTCCATACCCGAGCCGTCCCGGCCCAGCCGGCCATGGCCAACCGCGCTAGGGTATGCCTGATCCGTCGCGTCCGCTCGCGCGGCAGGATGATCAGGATGAACATGACTACATTTAGGAATGTGTTCGCAATGGCGAACGCGACCAGCAGCCGCCTGAGAAAGCAACTCATTTTTCGCCCCTGGGCTGCTCGCGCAGCAGCCCGTAATAATTCGCCGCGATCTTATCGATAGCCTCCTCAAATGCCTCGACCTGCACTTTGGAGTACGCCTGGAACATCTCCTGGCTCGACGCCTGCATTAACTTGAGCAGCTCGACCTGAGACAGACGCTGCTCCTGCAGCATCATCTCCAGCGCCTTCTGCGCGTCCACTCGCTCCTGCCGCAGCATGTCGCGCCATTTATCCTGCTCGATCAAATGGTACCGCGTCATCACGACGAATGTCCCGATGAACAGCAGCACAATTGGATACTGCGCCCAGGCCGTGTCCGGAATAACATCAAACTGAATCAGGCCCAGGTATAGCACGGGCAGGATGGTCACCATGCGGACCGGCCAGTGAACCAGGTCAGACACTGCCCTATCCAGGCTCGTCGGGCAGTACGTCAACCTCGATGTAGCCTTGCCCCTCGCCAGGCTCCGGGAAAGGCTCCGGTGTGAGATAGCCGACCACAAAGGCGAAGATGGTCGCCAGCGCCGCCGAAACGTCGCCGGGGATCTCAATCCCGCCATAGGTTTGAATAACCCAAACCACGATGGTCGCCAGCGCCCCACCTAATGCAGCCGCTAAAACTTTTGCT